TTTCAGGCTGATTAAACCGTTGGACAAAATTCTTTTGCTGTAATTTTTTCTGATAATCAGAACTTGCACCGCTAAGGTTAGCATCCGTTCTAAGCCTGTTTCCAGCTTTGATAGAAGGCTGCGATTGCGGCGCGGATGGCGTTGTATAGTCGGTTCCACCACCGCTTTTTTTTTTAATATCCTCAATGTAGAGTCTTTGAAACTCCATCAAATCATCATCACTAGCACCCTCGTTCATATAGGCTACCATTTGCTCGTCAAGATCTTTCTCTTGCTCAGGCTTTAGTTTGAATGGTGCGTTTATCATTTACGTGCTTTTTTCAAACGCTCTAAGCGCTCTTGTGGTGTCTCTGTTGCTTTTATAACTTTCGGGGCTGGTTGACCTCCCTGCGCTTCTCTCTTTTCACGCATAATATCGTACATACTCCTGTCCTCTAATTGAGATTCAAAAGCGTCTTTGTTTAGGTCGTAGTCTACCCAAACATCTTCTTTAGTGACCGCTGGCTGACCGTAACCTCCCGCAGTAGGAGTTATTTTCACGCCTCTCACACCAATCTTTCCGTCCTTACCCATCACAAATTCAGAGGGCTGGAACTCTATAACTTTGTTATTCCCTTTATCGTCCTTTCCTTCTTCAAATACCCTAATGGCTGGAAGATCATCATTCGTCCCTGCGCGTTTTACACTTACTCTATTCCAACTAACTCCGTCGGTTCCTAATCCGTGATTTTCGTCAGTGTCCAAACTTCCACTTATCAGTAGTTTCGACTTATTATCTCCACCGCCGTCTGAATTATTGTTATTGCTAGACTTAGGCTCGTCAGTTGTCTTTGATACACTACCCATTGGAAGCATCATTTTTGTAACGTAGTCAAGTGCCTCTTGGTAGTTTGTGGCTACGGGTTTTCCCGTCTCAGGATCAACGGTTGTGTAGATAGTATCTAGCGTCCTTTTCTGTTTTTGCGGTGGCATAGTCATAAAGCGGGTGTTCATTCTTTCCTTTAAAAGAACGGGGTCTAGCTGTTTTGTTGTTGTAGTGCCTTCCTCGAACGTGCTTTCATCACCGATCCAATCGGAGAACACTTCTCCAATATCAATCTGCTCGGTAAATGGGCGTGTAGTTCTTATGAACTTTTCCTTCTCTTCAATGGTAGGTAATTTATCTACTGTTTCAGCCCATTTGTAATATTCGTCAGGGTTAAACTTTTCAGGGTTCTTTGTCGCTAATTCCGCGTACTGCTCCATTGTTTTTTGAACAGCCTCGCCCGCAGTAGTTAAATAGTTTATTCTTTGTTTTGCTTTCACCCAATTTTTAGGCGGCCCCTGTCCTGCTGCCCATGAAGCCTGATCTTCTGTGAGTGCGTTTATTTCCTTTTCTATTTCGCCACTTACACTTGAGTATATTTTACTTGGAATCAATTTTGAAGGATCGTATTCGCGCATCCACGCGGCTTTATTCTGCGCTTCTTTGTCAAGTTGACGAATCATTAGATTCTGTTTCCTTTGACCATAGTTCTGCCAAAAGGCTTGCGGATCAAACCCTCCTCCTAGCATTGGGCTAGGAATACCCATATTTACGTCTCTATACGGTGTATCAGCCATTCTAGTTATTTTGTATACATTTCATCAGGTACATATCCATTTTCATCAGCGCCATATTCGGTATAAATACCATCACCACCAAATGACGGTATAAAAGTATTACTGTTTGGTGGGCCTCCTGTGTTTCCTAATTTACCTTCGCGCATAGACTTTATATAATCTTCAAGCTGTTTGTTGGCTGCGTAACCTGAGATAGCGCCCGTGGTTTGTCCTGATCCGCCCGAAATAAGTTGGTTTCCGTTCTGTATCGTAGAGAACGCGCTTGATAATTTTCTCTCAAATGGCTGCATAACGTTTATATCGAATACGCGCTTTTCCTCTTCGGCCATTCTACCTAGTTGATTTGTTACGCCTTGCTCGTTTCTGAAACGATTCTCAGCACCCGCAATTCCCAAATCTACCTGATTGTCGTTTCGTCTTGCGTTGGCCCCGACTATCGCTTGCAGTATTGAACCGCTATCGGTTCCCGCTCTCATTGCCCCTGCGGTTGTCCCCGCAAGTCCCGCGTCTAACTTCTGTTCGATTCCTGTCTGACCGGGCAATCTGTTACTACTCGCTAGTGTTTTAGCGCGCATTAGAGCCTCGGTTGAACTTTCGGGGATAGTAGCTATTGGGTCTTTTAAGTCCCGTAGCATTTTCTTACCCTGCGAACGGTCATAGATACCCATGCCAACATTGGCTAATCCTTGGGCTACTTGTAACGCTAATAGTGCTTCGTTTACGGGCATGATGCAAATTTATTTAAAAGGGCGTGACAATTCATAAACTATTTTCACAGAATACAAAATAATTTTTTCTGTTATGGTTGCTTTCAATGTATGTAGTGCAGAAGGGCCAATTAGGTTCCTTCCATTTATCAAAGCATGGTCAGCATCCACAAGGTCAGGATCGCTTGCTACGATGTTTGTTTCGTCGTTCAGATAAGCCGACCACAAATAACTTTCTTTTGGCTCAAATAGCCCCGAAGGAATTTGGCTCTCCATGCCTGTCGGGTAGTTTGTGCTTGGCGAAATAACAATAGAGTCTACATCCCAAACTAGATTAGACTTCTGACCCATTGCAAGGAGTTTCTTTTCTAGGTTCGGGTTTTCATTGAAAACAAAGGTCAGTTCGGGTTGTTTTACCGCTCCGTAAAACTCTAGTTCATTTCCTGAGTTATGTTTATACAGATTAGTTCCATTGGTTGACATCAGATAGGTTCCTAGATTCTCCGCCCATCTCAAATCGTAATCTACTACGTGCGACCAAAATTTCTTCTCATAGTTAAAAGTAAAACCTTCAATATCCACCCCGTTGTTGAACATCAAGACATATTCCTTATTCAATTCGTCCACAAAGGCGAAAATCTTATAGTTGTCGTAGTCGGCTCTTACCGCGTTTGTCTTACTTGTGATCCGATTTAAAAACTTAAACGTGCCGCCCGAAATATACTCCTGACCATTGTTCGTTAGAACCGCGACTTGACCTCTAAAAAAGTCGTACAAGAAAACAATCCCGTCAATCAGTCTTACAGAATCGGTATGCTTGCTTCCAAATCCTGCGGCTCTTCCAATATCTCCAAAAGTATTAGTTGTAAATGCGGGTTGTGACTGTTGACCATCGGCCCCTGTTGAATACGTTCCCCTGTAAACAGGATAGGTATTCATCTCTTGAACTACGTGGGTTGTCTGACCGTCTGTTACGATCTTTCTAATTGGGCCGTCCTTGGAGTTTAACTGCAAGAAGTTATTCAGTCCAGTATAGTCAGAAAGTCCGTTTATGAACGTGTTGTTTAAGTAGACTTGGCTATGCAAAATACTCTCACTCTGAATCTGCGCCTTATTATTCACATTCTCAATAGTCACCCTTCCAATCGGATAAACAGCAGAGTTAAAGAAAGCTGAATAAGAAGGGTCTTCTACCCAATAATACGCTGCTTTCGGATCACTCGCTCCATCGAATCCTGTTGACATCTGAACTTGACGGAAGTAAATATCTCCCCAATCCAAATCTATTATCGCAGGAACGCCTAAAGCAACGTTTTGATTAAGCGTAACAACGAATGAACCGCCCAAAAACGAATCAGGAAGTGTCCACGGGTCAGTAGTTGTTATATCAGTTATTCCTGTTCCTGCATTAAATACGGCGGTTACTACTTGGCCCATCTGTTGAGCAGCGGGGTCGGGTGTTTGGAAGTAAATATCGTATCCCACAAGGAATGAATAATCAATCGGCAATCCGTTTATCGGATTAATACCACTGATTGAAAAGCTAGTCGAGCCGTTCAAAACAGGCTGTTCTAGTCTATCAGTTATCATTGACCCCGCGTGATACCTTGTTGGTAGGTGCTTGTCGCCTATTTCAAAAGTCGCTATCTCATACCACGGGGTTTGATCGGTGATTTGTGCTTGGGTGTAAATCTCTAGCAGTTGCGATTGAATAAACGTTGATCCGTTTGTTATTAGTCCTGTATCGAAGTAGTTTACCCAAATAGCTTCCGATCCATCCTCTCCACCCGAAGGATCGTATTTTAAAACTTGCAGTTCTACATATTCCTCTGTATATGGGGCTGGTTCTTCTATCGCTGTGGTATAGTTTCTTGTTACAAAACGGACAATATCACCATCCTGTATTTGATGTTCGATTGTCGCTCCGTACTTATTCTCATACCAATTTTCTAGTGATATGACGAATAGATTTGCTCCGTCAGGTGAATTACTCACTTGCTTCAAACTTCTTTGCTCAAAGCTAGTTCTAACCTTCTTAACTACTACCGCGAATGTGTCCGCCCAAATTGGAGGGGCGTTGTTTATCATTAGTTTGGCTAGAACGTAGTACGGGCTATTTGGGTCGGTGAACTGACTAAGATCAGCCTCATTCGGCCACGGTATCTTTAACTTGTAAGTTCCTGTCTGCTTCTGTACCGTTCCACCTCTTTTACCTCTATCCGAATATTCTATTGCGAAGTAGTAAATCCATCCCTTTTTGAGTGATCGTTTTACCCCTGTTCTGCGGGTTGGTTTTATCGGGGCAAGAGTTCCTCTGAGGTATTCTGTTACAGTAAGTGGCTGTACTCCTGCATTTATTGGCTCTATAATAACACCGTACAGATTATAAAAAGTAAAGTCAAGCTGGACAAAATTAGACCCGAAGGCATTATTCAACTGATCGGCAAAGGCTTGTGTAATTATACCTACCATAGCCCTATTTTTCAATTCGATTGTTACTTGTGCGTTTGCCGTATCGTATTCTGATTGGGCTATAGTGTGTGTTAATAGTATTTGCCCTATGTCTGACGGGTCTGTTACAGTTATGGCTATGTTGTATGTATCTCCCGTGCAAAAATCAAATCTTGCAACATCATCCACTCGAAATGCTGGATGAAAACTTGTTACGGCACTAGAGAAAGAATATAGGTTACAGTAGTCGGGTTTAAAGTTTGTTATCTCAATATACCTAGGTGTCACCTCGTAATCCATCTCTACGTTATCGTAGTCAGTTACATAGTTCCCTAAAACAACTTGCGCGCTGCTTTTTGCTGTTAATACATCAAGGTGGCTAACTACCTGCGGAACATTGTTGTTGTTGAAGTCCGTCAATGGATCAACAGGGGTCAATGCTATATCATTGAAGAACTCGTACTGATAAACTGAGTTATCGGGTAGTCCCTCTATATCCTTGTCAACCTCTTGAAATAAATTCCACCCACCGCCATTTGATCTTACATATAACCTGATCTTTCTGATCGTGTAATGTCCCGTGTTTACGCTTACTGTTATCTTATTATCGTTATACGGATTTGCGTTATCTGGCCCCTGCACCCATTCTGAGCTATTAGGCATCGGCATATCACTAACGGGTGATAACGTTGTTTCCTCTCCATTTTCAGAGATATATGACGACCTAAACTCAAATAGATTCTGCTTAATTCTATTGGGTACTCCGAGTTCCGTCCCGTACACCGCTGTTGGCGCTAGTAACGGAGGATATTTCATTAACTCGATACTCTGCAAGTCTACGGTAGTATAAAACCCGTCAAAACCCTTCTCAATGTTTATTGACATTGGAGGGTTAAAGAGCCTGTTGCCGCTTGAGTCGTAGTAGGTAAAACTATTCTTTCCGTCGGTGTAGATCAAGAGATCATCTACAACTCTTGCATCGTGAATAGGATAGTCTAAATCGAAGCCTAAAGAAAGCCCGTTTATAATTAGCTGATACGCCTCATTTATTGTGTCGAAATGAACAATGAAGTGATTGTTTCCTGAATTATGGTAAAAGAAGATAAGACCATTTCGTTTCGGGTCTTTACAACTACCTATACAGGTATTGGTTCCAACGGGCAATAGTCCACCGGGGAACGCCTTCAATTCATTACCCAAATAAGATTCATTGGTTCCCGCGTTTTGAGATTCCGCCGTTCCTATCCGTAGATACTTGCGGTTTCTTACCTCGCCATTGGGGATAAATCTTTCTTCATCGTCTGAATTTATCCTGCCCGTAAAAAGTATTTCGCTGTTTTCACTCATCTCAATGTAAATCCACAGCTTTTATAAATTTCGTCTTGAACTTCTTTTGCGGTCAGTCCTTTGTCTAGCAAATTAGAATCCCACTTAGTACGCATAGCATCGTCTTTCAATTCTTCAAATGGGGCTTGCGCTCTTACTTTTGGTTTAAGGACACACACCCTGTACATCAACCACGCCTCTACGTGCGCCCTGTAAGTTAGTGGAACTATTGTTGCCGCCGAAATACCTACCCCAGCGCTTAGGTATTCTATAAAAGAAGTTCCTACACGCAGGTTGTCTAAGAACCTAATACATTGGTTGTCGTCGTCTCGCCTGTAATAGTTAGTCGAGAAACCACCTCCTGCCCCAAATAAAGGCGTCACCCATGAAAGCTGATCTCCATTAAACCCATTGGCAAAATAATACCCGTCGTTGGCCGTGGGCGCTGATTCTATGGGCTGCTCACAGGTTGCAATAGGTGAGGATATGTTCATATCCTCATTCATGCCTAAAATATCTATCCTGTTTGATCCGCTGATCTGATAAGCTATTTTAGTGTATCGCATATACCCAGCAGGGTACGACCACGTTCTTGTCTTTAGAGTAACAGGAAACTTCACAGCTACCACAGAGGGCATGTGGAATCCTCTTAATCTATCGGAATAGTAAGAAATGCAAATGTTTTCAAGCCACGCTTTATCCTGCGGGCCTAGCCCGTAGTCACGCATTTGGTTTAGAACCGAATCGCAAATATTTCCTATGTTACTGACGCGCTCTGACATTTGGTATATCTCTTACTGAGTTGTTTAACTTTTCTTGAATTTCTTCCTGCCTTAGCCTCTGAATTACCATATCAAACATCTTGGTCAAATTCTTCTCTAGCATGATCGAGTCTGTCTGTGCAAGGCTTTTAAATCTTGGAATGTACAATATAGTTCCACTTGGATTCACGGGCTGCTTGGAAAGTGTTCCCGCAAGACCGTTTACTTTAAAAACAAGTAGCGAAGGGTTTATCCTGCGGTATGTTCCAAAGTCATGGGTGTCAGCAATATTGAATACCTCACCTCCAAAAGTCAAATCGAATATACCCGATACAGAAGCAGGTTGCTTAGTCAATGTGAATAGTGAAGACGCCGCTGTTACGGGAAACTCCAAAGCCATTTGAGAGGCAGTTTGAGGATCATCGTTTATCAAATCATCGAAAATCATGCTTATCATGTTCTCGATAGTAATTGGATGATATACTCCTCTTACATCTGCGGGCGCGTCACCACCCGCTAGCTTTACCTGCACGGTGGTTATGAGTTCTTTTTTCGTAATCATTGTCTGGCCTCCTGACTAGCGCTAGCCTGTAAGGTGAAGCCGTCTTGTATGCTTCGGGCATAGCATTGAACCATGAGTTCTAAATAGTCATCCAAAGCAGATTCAGGCCATTCGGGTTGTACGCTATTTGTTGCGTCGTAAATAACCGTTCCTGCCGTAGTGGTATAAGCAAATACGGGGTCTATTGGTCTACGTAGATATGTAATAGCTACCGCTTTTTTAACAGGATAAACCTGCACGCTCGCCAAATAATTACCCGCCGCTTGTTTTATGGTTGAATAAGTAATGATCGGATAGTCCGCCGTTGCCATGTCTCTGTCGATTCTGAAACGGAAGGTTTCGTTATCTACCCATTCAAGCATGTTCTGAGTCTCTGAAAATCCGCCACAACTATTTAGGAACGAACTTGTGTATCCGCTCGAATAGTAGTAGTAATCATCGGGGATTAAAGCCCTGCCTTTGGCATCTAAAACAAGTTTCGGGTCTTCGGGTGTGCCTAGTGTTTTAAAGAAGGGTCGTAGGTTGGTGCTTACTTCCCGCGTTGCCTCAAACTCCTTTATGTACTTGTCCATGAGTTGTAGGTTCACCCACTTCGCGTTTGCGTTGAAGTTTGCGGGCGTAACGTACTTCCCATACTGATCCTTTCCTAGAAGGTCAGGAACACGGTAGAATATGTCGTTAAGGTTTAGCATTTAGTTATATGTACTCTATAAAGAACTGAAACTTAAAACCTGCAAGAACCTGATTTGACCGAATAGCAAACGCTATATACCCACATTGATATTGGTCAAGGTTTTGATTTGGTGGATTTGGGTTAACAATAACTTGCTGAAATACATCACCGATTATGCTTCCGTAATTAGCAAGCATACCGCCTATTAGAGTCATCTCACCAAAGCAAGTGCCAGCGTCACCAACGTTAGTAGTTAGTGTTCCGAAAGGTATTGATCCTCCTGTTATTTCTTGTCCACAATTGCCAAAAAATACACCAGACCCACCATAATTTCCTCCGCCACCAGTTCCAGCACTAACAAAATCTCCTGTTGAACTGTCGTAATTATTTTGAAGCATTCCTGCTGTAAGCGCAAATTCAACACTTGCTCCCGTAGCGCTAAGATTAGTATATACTTTAACTTTTGTAATACCGAGCCATGCCGAAGTTGGTTTAAAACAAACGTATGTAGCGGCTATTTTCTGAATAAGCGGTGCGTTTTTTCCATCATAAGCCCAAGAAGATGCACTATAATAACCAATGCGCTCAATTTGATTTGCGTCATTTGCCGCCATAATAACATTTGATCCACCAGAAGTATTTGAAGTAATAACACCGCTATCATATTGTCCCGTAGCAGGCGTAGTCCATGTCCAAGCGCCGGGCAATGGATTTTCTATACATATAAACAAGTGCGGTTGGCCGTCAGGCGGTATTGTAACAGGTACATCAACAGGTAAATTGTTAATTTGACCACCCATATTAGAAGGGTAAAGAACAAGGGCCAACGTTGTCATGTTAACAATGTACGTAGATTGACCCGTAACGGGTTGCGGTAGTTTAGCGCAGTAGTCACTTCCAGTGATAGTTCTAAACACATTTACCCCATACTCCGCAATAGCGGTGGTTGTCTCGTCAACACCTTGAGCAACTAGGTCATCATAAACAGTCAATGCAGGAATACTAGGGTCGTAATAAACCTCCCAAACAGCAGCGCCTAATGTAGCGTCTGTACATCTATACTCTATACCTGTGTTGTAGTTCTGATATACAGTTCCAATTGTAACGCCTAGGGTATCGTCTTGATTGACGCCCGGTACACCATTGAATAAAACATACTGGTTCACATTTGATGGATCATAGTACACCTCCCATACCGCCGCTCCTGCTGTTGCGTCTGTGCAGATATATTCGATCTGAGTATTGTAATTCTGATATACCGAACCAACTGTTGCGCCGATTGTGCTGTCTTGGTTTGCTCCGGGGATGCCGTTAAACAATCTGTATTGAATCGTGGAAACAATCTGCTCAAGCATTGTCTGTGCATCAAAGCCCGCGTTGTTGATCCATACATTTCCTGTATTCTCATTACACCCGCATGAACATTGACCTGTTGACTCTATCAACGTTTCCATGAGTGCGATTGTAGCGGCTAGACCTTCCTGATCTCCACATTGCTGTTGGCCCTGTGCTACTACTGCGTACCTACTCAATATGTTAAGAGTAGGAGTAAGCGCAGAACTTCCCGTCGCTACTATATCTTGACGCTCTAAAGCTACAAGCTCTGAGTAGCACGTCATTATCGAACACAAATTATTACTGCAAGTAACGGTGTAATTCAGAGAACCTGTTGTCGATGTATATACATAAACAAGTCCGTCGGTTTGAGTTACCGTTACGTCTGAATAAGTCAGTCTATATCCCCACGGGCCTGTTGCCAATGTTGGAACAGTTACACTCGCTGCTGTCGCTGTGATAGGATTTGTCGTTGGCGCAGGACTCAAATTCGATGGGTATTCAATACTCCACGCTCTTGATCCTAGTACTTGCGTCGATGGAAGTGTAGTTGTATCTTCCAAAATAAGTTGTCCAAACTGCGTTGAAAAACAGTTCGCGGTAATATTTACCGTAGGAGTTATAACATCACATCCGTTGTAGGTGAATGTTTCTGATCCTGAGTTGTGGTAAATGTTACCATAACTATCGTGAACAGCACTCAGTATAGTTGTTGAGGTCGTAATTGTAACGTTCGGATCGCTATCTGCCGTAGATGCTACCGTTACTGTTTGATCTGTTCCACCAACTAAGTCTAGCGTATCTCCCGCAATCAGAATATCAAATAACCACAAGTCGCCATCGGTCACGATAGTATTTGGTGGAGTGATACTCAAGAACTGAGCATTTGTCATAGCTAGGTATAACTGACAGGTAAACGAATAGGTTCCGTTCAGAATCTCGCCGTTATCATCAAGTGGCAAGTCAAATGGATCACTTTCAGTTGAACCACCCGCAAGGTCAATAAGCGGACTTCCTACCGTGCCTGTAACAAAAGGTGTTCCGTCTGGCCCCGATATGGTTCCGATCAGTTTAGCCCCCGCTGTCGCAAGGTTTAACCCTGTTAGAGAAGCGTAGTCAGTAGTATCTACTACCGTACAAGTCTTATCCGTTACCTGTATCTCTAAATGTCTTGTTTCTGATAACATTGTTTTGTGTTATAAAAAAAGGACAGACCGTTTTTGAGCCTGTCCTTTTAAGTGTTAGATATTTTCGTCGTTAGGAAACATACTTTGTGATTTCCTCAAAATGTTCTGGGTTTGAATGTAGGTATTCTGCAAATGCAAATCTTTGTTCCTGTGGTTTCACTCCTTGTACAGCAACAATTTTCTCAGAGTTTACTTCTGATTTTTTCAGCATCCAAAATCCGTCTTTCTGAAATAAAACCCCTAGTTTTTCGCCGTCTTTAACTAGCTTAGTAGAGATTCCCATTTCGTACTTAGGAGCTTCTTTCATTGCTGAAAGTTTGGATGTCTCATAGCGTTTCTTAACGTCTTCTGCCCCACCTTTTACGTGGTCAAGAAGGATCAGTCGGTCACGCGACTCGCTGCCTGTTGGTGTCAAGAGCATGATTGTCATAATCTCTTTCACCTTGTCATAACTCATACGAGTTTCTTCAAATGCAATCTCTTTCTCATATTGAGCAGAGTTGATTGATTTCAGACGTGCATCAGCTTGTTGTTCTTCGTGTACAAACACGTATTTAGACTGCACATCTTCACGAGTGCCGCCTTCTACTGCGTTTGAGAAGCATACAAGGAATACCGCCTTATCAATATCATCGGGTGGAATAAGTAGGCGATCCTTGATTGTAATTGTTTCAGCCCCTTCATACGATACGTTCCCTTTTTCATCTCTTGATGGTGGGACTTGCGAGAAGTAGACAAATTTCTTTTGGTTTTTATCCACGTATTCACCGCGCAAAGAAGCGAGTTTGTTAGGTGGCGGCATAAGTCTTTCTCCTGCGGGTACTGCCGTATCATCGGTTTTACCACCTGAGAAGATTTGTTTTTTCATACGGGCTGTTGATTTAGCCTCAATTAAAATACCCGTCTTTTCAAAGTCAGGGAATTTCTCAAGAAGTTTACCTACCCACGGCTTCAATTCGCCGTCGCGCTCCATTCTTTCGCCTTTGTCGTTAAAAATCATGTGTTGTTATTTTTGATTCATATTTATTAAAAGGAGGTGACGCTTTGCCACCCCCTTTTTAATTGCTTATTGATTCAGATACGTGCATTGTGTCAGGGCGCGGAAGCCAAATCCCATGTGAGAACGCATACCGAATGTACGGTTAAGTTCCTCATTTGTAGGGCCTCCATCTGCCAACCAACCGAGTGATCCGCTTGTTCCCATCAGGTTGTACTTTCCAAGTGATTTGTAACCTACTTGAATAATACCCACAGGGTTTCCGTTGGAATCCTTCATGCGTTCTGTTGGCATTACAAAACCAGCCTTAGTGTAAAGGTTGTTGGTTCCGTCAATACCGAACAAACGCTGACTGTCGTAAGACAGGTTCGATTGACGAAGATTGATTGTTACACCGTCAAGAACTACGGTTGTCACGTCAAAACGACGCATCAAACTTTCACCACCATCAGGCAAGTTACCCTCGAAGATAACTCGCGCAGAGTCCTTAGACGCCTGAATAACGTTCAAGTCTGTGTTTGCTGACTGAGATACGAACAATGATTGGGTTGCGCGGTAGGCTGTTTTATTCAACATCCATGTCTGCGGGCCAAATACACCGTAAGATTTCTCGCCATCAATTACACCACGTACTTCCGCAAGTGTTGTACCACCTGCTGTATATGTTGCGTTGGTTGCTTCATCGTCGAACGCTTTCCACATTCCGCGAGTAGTGCCGGGCTGTCCTGTCGCTGTTGTATAAACACCGAGGATCATAGCACCTACTTGTTGGATAGCCAAACGACGTTCGCAGTCGATCACTTGCTTGTCACCCCATTGAGAGATTGTGTTACCGTTCTCGTCTTGGTTGATCCAAAGCTCGTCAGTCAATACGTCACTTGTGGTAACGATCTTTTCTGCGAAGCGTTGAAGTTTTGCGGTAGACTTGCTTGTGTAGCTGTCTTTAGCGGCAGGAAGCGTGAGTGATCCTTCAAATTCAGCGTAGGTATAGATACCATACTCTTTATTCAGGGCTGGTGCAGTCCAGTTGGTTCCTGTAATAGACGTTGCCACGATTGTGAAGTCAACACCACCGTCTGTAACAGAAGTGATACGACCTTCATTTACTGTTGGGCCGAAATCCTTAATGTAATCACCTACACGCGGGTAGATCGAACGTTGACCGCCCAAGGTATTGATATAGGATGTGTCGATAGTGAAAGACAAGGTCGTGGTTGCTGAACCCGCGTTTGCTTTTACTACGATTTTCTCATTGACAGGAAGCTCATTGTACCAGCCCCAACCGTCAGAGTTGTTTACTACTTGTTTTACTCCTTGCATCTTCCAGAACATAAGTTCTTTCATGTAAGGGTCATTTCCGTAGGCGTCGATCATCTTGTTAGCGTTCACTGGCTTAACAAGGTCAAGGCCCATCATCCACGTATGCTGATCTACGCGACCAGTGTACGAGTTTGCACTTTGATATGTAATTGGCATTTTTTCTTGAGAGTTTTGATTGTTGTTTTAAGCCTATTTGGAGTTAATGTATTCATCGAATGTTTTGGCTCCTCCCGATGGCTTTTCCTCGGTCTTAATGTCAGGTGCGCCGTTGAAGTATTTCTTCTTGGCTTCCTCGTCTGCTTTGGCGGTAATCGTAGCTACTCTCTTACCCCATTCTTGGTCAAGTGCTTTCAATACTTTATCAGGAGTCATTAACTGCTGAGTGATGATTGCCTTAACCGATTCTACCGTCTTTTCATCCGGTGCGTTTTGTGCCATCCAACCCGCTAATCCTGATAGAGCGTTTGCTACCTCTTGCTCGCTAACCGCGACTCCAAGTGATACCTCTCCAAGATTTTCGGTCTTTCCTTTCAGTGAAGCATTCTTAATTATCTCTTCTGAAATTTGCTTTGCCGTCGTTACCCACGATTCGGTGTTGGCTTTCATCTGAGATAGACTTGCTTCCTGTTGGCTTTGCAAAGATGCATAAAAATCAGAATTTTTGTTAAAATTTTCTGTTTTTTGCAAAATATTTTTCAGCGGCTTAATTGCATCGAACTTCAACGCCTTTTCCATGCCTTCGGGCCAATATTCTTTAGCTAGTGAAGTGTCTACTCCGTTCTTTCGCGCTATTTGATTTCGTGTGTCTTCCCAACCGTTTTCAGCGTACTCAGGGTTGTCAAGTAAGAACTCCGCTGTCAAAATATCTAGCGGGTCGCTATCCTTATTGATAGCCGTTACTTTCTGAATGATTGTCTTATCGGATATTCCTGTTTCGTTGTAGAAGGCAATATCAGTTTTGAAGGCGTCAGGTATTGGGTTCTTTGCCCTTGCAAGCAAATCTTTTTCCTTCTGAATTTCTGCCGACTCGTTTATAACGGTTTCCGCCTTCGCTAAAAATTCTTTGAGTTCGTCTACCGTCTTAAACTTATCAGAGATGATTGAAACATCTAAGGTAGTATCCGTTTTTACCTCTGCTTTCGGCTCCTCAGTCTTTACTTCGGGCGTTTCTACCTTGGCCTCAGTTTTAACCTCTTCGGACTTTGCTTCTTCGGCTGGCTTTTCTACTGCTTTTTTAGCGTTGAACGCCTCTACTTCTGACTTAATTCTGTCATTGTCCCATCCCTCGAATTGAGCGTTGAACTTTAGTTCTGCTGGAATTTCGATTGGTTGTGGGTCTGAGATAGTGTCTACCACTACATCGGTTTTTTCTTCTACTATTTCTGGTGCTTCCGTCGTCATGCGGCTACTTTATTGGTTTCTTTTCTTGCGTCGATACTTCCCTGCAAGGCTATTTGCTGCAACTTATTTGCGTTCTGCAATTCCTCTAAGGCTGTGTCGGCGTCTAGTTGCGCTAGAATTTGGGCTGCTGTCTCACTCTTTTTAAGTTCTGACTTAACAGTGTCTAATCTTGCTTGGGCTTGTGCTGAGGCTTGGGCGGTCTGTGTTGCTACCTGACCGTTTTCCTGAGCGGCTTGACTTCTTGCTGCGTCGATTTGACGTTGCATTCTTGCCTCACTAACCATCAAGTAAAACGTTGCCATTTCTACTGACCCGTTTTCAAGTTCATTCTCGATCATCATTGCGTCACCCGCGTTGATACCGACTTGATTATTCTTTCCCGCTTTCAAACTTTCAGATACTAGACTCATTAGAAGCGCCTTTCTTTCGGGGCTTGGTTTGCTTCTGAATATTAGTCCTGTCTGATTTAGGGTGAGGTCTTTATAAGACTGAACGGCGTTTATAAAATGGTCTTCTATTACCCCTGAGTAATACTCTTTTGTTCTTGGGACAAACTCCAAACAGATTCGGGCCTTTTGAGCCATCTTAATACCTGTCTGTTTCTTTAGTCTCGCCATCGTTTTAGCGATAGTTGACATGGCGCTTTGTCCCGCTGCGATTTCCTGCTGACCTACACCCACAAGTTTTGAAGGGTCTGTCTGTGCTAGTGCCGCCATTGAATCGGTTATACCGACTACCGAACGAATCTGAGCGTCTATGTACCCAATTACCCCCTGCATATATAGGAGCGGGCCGTTATCTTTACTTGGCAAGTCTTCGATAGCCATTCGAGGGTCTATGCGGTTAAGCATGTCTCCACGGGTTTGAACCATGATCCTGCCTGTTTCCTCCGCATACCGAATAACCTCTGCTTGGGTCATTTTACCTAGTCCAAAGTCCATGTTGGCTAGGATACCCAAATCGTATTTCGTTCTATCTCCTTTAGCTTGTTGGAGGAAAGTTCTGAATTTTAAGATTGCTTTTTGATGATCTTCTAACCAACCTTTCCACCTTTCGATAATACTTGCCTCTCCCGTTGTTACATGAACGAATGGAAGTTGCGCCTCTCCATTTGGAGCCTTGATAATGTTTTTCTCAGGCCCGTAGTCTACCACGTATGGCATTCCAACTACACGGATTCCTGAGTATATCATGCAGTTTTTATAGGCGTTCGTTTTTCTTGTTCTGCCGTCTGCGTATGGTTTTTTATTCCTTTTATCTTCCTGTTTTTCGTGAACGTAAGAACCGTCTTCGGTCTCTCTTGCTTCGTAATACTCCGTCTCTACCGCTTTAAAGAAAAATCTAAATACCCTGACTCTAAAAGAGTAGTATTCGTATCTATCAGTTACGTTGTCCCGTGTCTGCCAATTTATATTGTCGTTACCAGCGTTGTACTGATTGTTCTTTTGGGCGACCATTTTTATCTCGTCGTCCGAGATATTTGGATAAGCCTCTTTAAGTAGCGGGGTTAGTTCCTCAACGGTCATCCAATCAAAGAATCCTGCGTATGGCGGGTCAAGGTTTGGATTCTCAGTATATGAAGTTACGTAGTCTCTGATTGGTACGTGCTTACACCCAATAGAGCCGTCGTGGTTTAACTCAATGTATGTTACGGCGTGTGAAGTCTGTGAAAGGTCATTGAAGCACTGTTCCCAAATATAGTCGTCCCACATGGATATGTCAAATCCATTTTGAATCATTTTGGAAAGTCCTGTCTCATAAGGTAGTTTAAAACCACCGTACTTTTCATACAGGGACAATTCTTCTCTGTTCTGTGGGGTGAAATTGTATTTAGCTAGTTCGATCTGTTGGCCTAACTTCTGTGACGCTGCTTTGCGAAGTTCGTTGTTTTCGATGTTATACCACATCCGATGCTTTGCAAGCGCCTTCTTATTTGTGGCTTCTTTTGATCTTGACGTTACCTCTAGTGAGTAATCCGATCCTGTTACCACCGTCTTAATGGTTCCTAGATGTTTCGGGGCTACACTCGAAATGCTCCAATCAATGTTGTTGTACCCTTTGTTTAGATTTCCTGATCTGTCTAGTCCTCTATACCATTTTTGATAATTGTAAAGACTCTGCTTTCCTTCCGCATAAGACTTCATCACGTCGAAAAATCCGCCATCTACCGCTGAGGCTCTACCCCATAAGGTTCTGTCGGATTGCCAACGTGAATAAATACTTTCTGAATACAAAAGACCGTACTCCTTCCGCTTGATTGCTTCGGGGTCTTTAGGGTTTGGGCTTGGAAAGGGTGTTACTACCATTTACGTTCACAAAAGTAATTCATACTCACAAAAAATGCAAATATGTAACAATTTATTTTGTAAAGTCAAATTTTTCACGTATAAGTTGCATACCCACTCATATCTACCATATCACTATCTTCTCCCATTGTCTCATACATCCTAGATTCAGCGCCTTTCAAAGCACCTCCCAAAGCAGCCACAAGGTCATTATCTGTAAGGTCGTCGAAGGTTTCTGTTGCTCTGATTTGATAGAGAAGTTCTAAACTTTCTTCCCTGTGCCCGTGATTATTCACGTAATCTCTCACAAGCGCGAACAAGTCCTGTTTGGCTTCTCCCTGTGTTCTAAAGCCCGGCACGGGGTCTAATTCTCCTGTGATCGGATCGGTCAAATGGAGCAAGTAGCCCATACAATTCCATTCCCGAAACTTCTTAATGATGTGTGGAACGTTTCTTTCCGTCGAAATCATTGAACTCCAAAGTACACACGCCTTTAGCATATCCTCGCAGTATTCGTCTGTGGTGTCGGGTCTATACAGATACGTGGCTGCTGAGGTATAAGAAGTCCAATTTCTGATATTAGTGTCGTCAGGGTCGAAGTTAAAATCCCTCTTTCTAAAGACTAATCCACCACCGCTTGAAAGGTTTTTCGCTTTACTCGTTGTGTCCTTTTTGTCAAATGCGAACGGGTCACTACCTATTACGTGCCTGTACTTGAAGTTTGGGTCTGGCCCCCATTGTCCTGTAAAATGTTCGTATTGTTTTTTATTCCTCCATTCATCAGGTGGGGCGTTGTGAAGTTTCCACCTGCCGTTAGGATCGTCCACAATCTTTACTCCTGCAAGTTGTCCTGAATTGACAAGTTTACCGTCCTTCTCCTTCATCATAGACCTTGATCCTCCTACCCATTCTAGGTTCACAAGTCTAGGTTTTGGAGCCTGTTCATCGAACTCTAGGTATTCAATACGTTCGTCAATGATCTTCATGTTCCATGATTCGGTAGTTACCGCAGGGCGTGACGCTTCTCTGATTGTCCACGCATTATCTCTGATCTCCTCACTCAGTTGAATAGAATTTCCCGCTTCTCTCCATTGTTCTCTGTTGATTGTTAGGATTGATTTAGCCCCGCGTTTCATCTCTACGCCCTTCATGTTGAAGTAGGGTTCTGTCGGGTCTTCAATTATCGAATATCCATATTCGTCTATACAATCGTCGTATCCGTCGTATGCTGGCGTGAAGTATGCTATTAGTCCTGTTCTAGTTCTACCTAAGTCATTTCTTTGGTGACTGATACTTGCTTTGAATAAATCAAAAAATGCTTTACCACCCTTGTCAAACTGACCAAAGGTTGAGAAGTACATGGCAAATCCGATAATCTCTTCGGATATGGAAATCATCTTCTTTACTGTTCCATTATAATCTGAGAGAACATTTCCTACCGCGTCCTTACCCGATTCATCATTTCCATAAGCATGAACCCTGTTTCCATCTACCGCTGTATTAGCAGAGGATCGGACGAATATACGTCCATTGTGCCTTTGTGTTTCGTGCGATAGCGCCGACTTGTTCTTCGGGTAGAACCGTATTCCGCCCTCCTGTATCTGGTTGCATGGTTTGTTCCAAAATGGTAAGGTCTCGAACGGCTGCCTGACCTTTTCCATGTACACGTCGTCTTTCGCTGTGGTCTGCGATCTGGCCTGAATTACAAACCTACCGTTCCTAGTATTCATGGCTATCTTGGTTCCGATATGCCCCATGATGTAGGTCTTACCTCCACCGCGACGTGCGGCCCAAACCATTCCCGAAGATGTCCTTTTGCCCATCTCCTTGTTGAACTGGCCCTCTTCTATGTCGTAGAATGAGTAGTGGTTTTTTGCGTATCGTAAAGCGGCCTTCCTATCGTTAAAATACTCTTCCTCAAACTCTCCACTTCTTCTACCGCTGATCTTATACTTAAACGTGGCTTCTGTCGTAGTTGCGGCCCACTTCGCAAAGATGTACGTCCTTCTATCAATGTCCCTATAAAATGGAAGGGTGTCACCTTGCTTGTGTCTGAAAGGGTTGCTGATCTCTGCTCCCGTCAAGTAGGTGTAATGGTCGCCTGTGATGTAAGTTACTTTCCCCTTTATGAATAGAAACATTCCCGAAAAGGAACGGTTCTTCTCCCGCATGATCCACAAGATTTCTTCCTTGTATTCTGTGGGATTCCCCTCTAATTCATCGTTGATTTGTTCTACTTCGGGTGATGTGGGTTTCTTATGTTTCCTTGTTAAGTCCTCGGTCAGCTTATCTATAAGAGCGTCAATCTTCGGGGGTGTCTTGAACGATTTTAGAACGTCTCTGTAATAGTCGAACTTTTGCTTCTTAGGCTCTAAACCATACCCTAAAACTTTTTTAATGGCCTCTTCTCTTGGAAGATCATAGAATGATTCCAGAGTAGGCATTTGCACCCGAATAGCAAACTCTCCTTTTCGACCTCCTAAGTCTGGATCATGCTGATTGAATAATATTTCTTCGTCTT